TCTATTATTGACGGGAATACCTGCATAAGCTCATCGAGCCTTGCCTGTATATCTTGATTCTCTGGGTCTGCTTGCATCTGTTCAATGAGTCCTTGCGCTCGTTCTTCAACGGCTTCTGGGCTCCATCCCTGTCTCTCATAGTACATTTGGATAGTCTTCTTGCCATCTGGTAAGCCTAAGTCTCTCACAACCTGCTCTACTCCGTAAACCTGCATGTCATAAAGTTTGGTGGCTCTATCAATAAGCTCGGCTCTGGTCTTGGGCTGTTGCTGTCCGGCCTTCACCTTGATATTAAATGGTGTATCTTCCCACGATGTGACTTTCTCTAACTCAAAGCCTATCTTGCTTCTGAATACATCAGAGTCCCATTGGATAAACTCAAACTCGTTGTTATCCTCTTTGGTGAGTGTGAGGGTTTGTTTATCAAACTTCATAATCAAGAACATGGCAAATTTAGATACATCCTCAATAAAGTCTGTTATCTCGTTCTCCACCTTGAACCTGCCAACTGTTGAACCAGCCTCTTTAAGCTCGGCTATTGCAACCCCTGACGTTACACCTGTGGAAGCCTTGCCAACGGTTTCATTATAGATACCTGAAGCATCGGCATGTTCTTCCTTAAGCTGTTGTCCAAAGGCTTGTGCCATGTTGGGTTGCCCTGGAATCTTCATATACCCTGCTTCATCGGGTCTATTCATAAGCACATCTTCATTATGCTTACCAAAGAACTTGCCACCTGTCTTACCCATCAAGAATGACATGAGTTTGTATTTGGGTGGGTTGGCTGCAAGGCGTATCCAATCAAGGATGGAGTTGCTTGTTTCGTTGTACGCTACATCAATAGACTCTGTAATCTGCATTTCACTACGCCCATAAAGCGCGTGTTTCGAGCCATTGTTCTTCATGAGGAAAATAGGCTTGCGTCCGTATCCAATATCTGATTCTGCGGTATTCTCTAAAGCCATGCGCTCCCCGGTCTCAGGGTGCTTAGATGTGACCGAGCTATTAATGACCTCAACCATCATCTCTTTGCCTGTCTCTGGGTCGGTATACCAAACTTCACGCACAAAGGCATACTTGCCCTCAACTACATCTGCTCCGGCTGTGGCGTATGTCTCACCCTCTCCATCAAGGTCAGTAACGGTGCTGCTCCTGTCTGACTCACCCTCGTTCTGGTTATCAAAGGGTTCAAACATGCCTACTTCATTAAGTTTCGCATCTGGTTTCGCATCGAAATCTTTCTCACGCTTAATATCGGCTATGGTCATGGGGTAGATAATGATGATATAGGATGCAGTCTCAACACTTGTGGCTCCTGGGGAGAAGATGACTCCACCTGCGGGGTTCAATACTTCCGCAACTAATCCTGTCTTACCGTCTTCCTCTTCCCACGTTACCTTGCCAATACCGTTCTTCATTCTCAGCATGTCCTCTGAGCAATCGAGATAGAATCTATTCAGCTTGGCCTTGTCTGCTTCGTGGTCGAATCTCATTTGAGCGAGTTGGGCAAACTCTACATCATTCTCTTCCCTCGGTATGATGTCTGTACCGGGCAGGTAGTCTTTGATGATAGATAGGAGGGTTTGGACTGTCCTGAATGCTTGGGGGAACGCTATCTTGGATTGCCATTTCTTCTTGGTCTTGGTGTAGTTCATTTCGTTACGATAGATTTTATCATCGTCTATCATATCTTTGAACGTGGGAGCCCATTGCTTGCGCCCCTCTGCTTCCCAAGTTTGTACGGTTTTGACAATATCGGCTTCTGTTGCCAATGATTCTTCGGTTTGTATTAGCTCATTCATGACCTACTCCATCGGTTCGTATGTTTGTTTAAATATATCTGGCTTGCATGGGCAGAACTCACCCTGTACGCCCTCAATTACCCAATCGAGGACACTAACAATCATGAAACCTTCAAGCGTTCTGATTCCAAACTCAGTAATCGTGTCTTCACATTTATACCCAACAAACGCCTTTATCTCAGCTTTATCCCCCGCGTATTGGACTGCATTAACGATAATTGGCTTTTTCCTGAACTTCACGATTACTCCTTATCCGAATACATCTTCTAGTTCTCGTTCATCATATATCTCTTCCCCACTATCGATTGCGTCTACCCAATCATCAAGGGGTGTTTGTTTTGGGTCTGGGATATGTGCTTGCAATCTAGTGCCAAGTGCATATCTCATTGTATCTACAAAATCTTTGAACTTCTCTACTATCCTGCCCGAACTAACAGCTTTCATATCTGCTGATTTACCTGTGACCTTCTCGCGCATGTAGTGAGTAGCTGCGGCTATATGGTGTACACATCTTGACCTGAATATTAATCCAGGGTGTCCGTCTCCCATAATCTCGTCTGCCTCGGCTATCAAGAGATGTCCTACTTTTATTTCACCATCCTTCTTGTTTGATGTATAGGACTCTGTGAAGTTTAGTTGGAATTGTACATCAGGCAAGTTTCCTGTCTCATTCAGTATCTCAGCATAGGTAGTATTGAGACCTGACTTGGTTACTCTCTCATTCCATCCATAATGCCTATCCATGACCTGATACACCGAGAACTCGTTCCACTTCCCACCACTCTTATTCAATTCTTTGAGTATACCCCCTTGGATCTTCTTCCACTCAATAACCTCGTCCTTGAGCTTGATCAATCCACGCTTCTGTTCCCAGAATGGTATATCCTGCCTCAAGGGTGACTCTGCGAGGCATATCTTACGTCCATCAGGGTTGAATGCCCACCAACCTACGGCACATGGTCTGGAGTCGTGAGGATCAACACTCATAACTAGCACAGCATTTTCATGTACTGGTATCTGGTCCCTAACATTCCTGTCTTTGGATATTTGAGGGAATATACGCCCTGAGAAATATGTAGATCGTCCGTACACTCTGGCCTCCACTTCTTCGGGGTTCTTCTGATACCCTCGAATTTCCTCATCAATTATCTCAGGGTCTCTATGCCCTCTGACCCCTCGCTCCTTACATGATACATAAGCATCTGTCTCAATCTTAAAATAGCCCGAAGGTTTTACTTTTACACCTGCTTTCTCATTAGCAAAATCTTGTTCCACGTTCACTTCTATTTCATCAACAACGTAAGGCGGTGTATCAAGAGGGGTCATGGGCAATACAATTACACAGCCCATCCTACGCCTGGACTTAACAGCTCGCCACTTGGATTCAGGACAAGGCTCATCAAGTATGATCATGCCAACGGTTGAGGACTCATAATCATCATCGTCCTGCTGGTAGGTCTTGCATTGGATCTCCCAGCCATTGATTGATACCCGGGAAACCCATTGCTTGCCGTCCTTGAAATCATCATAATCTTCATCAAACACGGTGTCTTTAAATCTTTTGCGTAGTGCCGGTATGATGTTGGTGCGTAAATTGTTAGGAGTCGAACAATACCATATAGTCTTCTCATACTTCCAGTTATGGAAGAAAGGGTGATCGAACCAGCCTGATTGTACGCCTTGTGACAGGTTGCCAACAACCTCTACTGCCCAATCGGTGTTGCCTGTTGAGATGTAATCATGCGATATGAATGTATGTGAGGGGTGGTCTACGTGAATATCTCCACACTCAAACTCACCCATATAGTCAATATATTTGACAACTCTATTTGAGTATTCTACTTGATTCTTTGATACCTGCTGTTTGTGGCTCATTGACAAGGGTAGTTCATAATCAAACTTCCAATAGACTCTATGTGATCTGCACAGCCTGCCCTTACTGAAGTTTGTTTGCTGCTCCCTGGTATGTTTTATAGCTCTACCACCAAGCGACTTGGAAAGCCTAACAAAATCATCTGCTAACTGTTCTGATATGCTGGTGTATTCTTTGAAGGTACCATCCGAGTCTATAAGGCCTGCGAGTAATTGCTTACGGTCTTCGACTGAAGCACTTAGGTATATCTCTGGGATGAATTTATTCTTTGATGTTTTACCATAAAGATTCAACTTTTTGAGTGCATCTATATAGCTATTGCTCGTTGACTTCTTGGTTATCCTGAACGTGTCGCATTTACCCTTGTATCTTTCGAGTGATAATGAATACCCTTCTGCGAGTCTACCAGATACCCTGTCGGCAATACACTTATCTATGGTGGTGAACCTGGCTCCCTTTGTTAATCCACCATCACCTATCAATATGCCTAATATGTACGGGTCTATCGGTAGGGCTGGCTGGTTCTCAAAGTTTAGCTCTTTGGGTTGTTGGAATTTGATCTTGCCACCAATGTATTTCACATCACGCTTGAGTAAGTCCCTCACTCTGATCTTCTTAACCTTATTGCCCCTGCCGCTCTTCAGCTTTATTGGGAACTCATGCTCTTTTGAGGCTTCCACATATCCACCATCGGTGAACGTAAATCTATGAATACCCTTCATCCCCGCCCTAGATGTACTCAGTACGTTACATGGGGTTGCTACTCCTGTTTGGTAGTCATGCCCAATAACCCTATCACCGGCTACAATATCACTAAGCGGTTTCCATGAATTATCTGCCATTAGAATAGGCGTAGATAACTTTAAGCACTTGCCAACTCCATTACCTGAGAACCATGATACAATGGGTAGCTTAACCTTATCAAGTGAATGAGCCAGCGTCTTGATTGCAAGCTCCTGTCCACCATTAGGCACCCAGAACTTCATGGGATTAGCTGCCATAGCCGAGCCGAACTTCTCCTGTTCAACACGGGACATTTGAGCCATGAGTAATTCAGGCTGTTGGTTTAGTTTGGGGTAGTTAGGCAATCATGCTCAGTTCTCTTCACTTAAAGGGTTCATAATTGCCCCTTCACGGCTAATTTTTTGCCCCTTGATTCTATTGGACTTAGTGCGGTTGCCCCACCAGCGGGTGACTCAACTTTCTCGCACTCACAACTTTCCCCATAAACTCGCATATTTCCGCACTTATCGCACCGGATTTCGACCTTAGATAGCCCTGTTTCAAACTTTCGGGTCTCTTCGGGGGACTCTGGACGGCGGTAACAGCCCTTGCCCTGGTCTCTTTTGGTGGATCTGGTCATTAGGCAATCCTTGCAGTATCAAGAGAATAAACGCCAACAAAGCAACACCCCACAGCCAAAAGATTGTTTGAGGTATGGATTTCCACACCAACATTATTGAGAATTGCATTGGTTCCGGTAACATCCGTACCAATAAAATTTCCCTGGATCACATTATTTTGACCCATATCAGCCTCAGTACCTCCGATGAATATCCCCATCTCCCCATTCCCTGAAATCAGATTGCCAGCACCTGGCTCCGTCCCCCCGATCATATTGAATGATGTGGAAACACCGACTCCACCCATACCATTCCAGGCATCCAGACAGTATGCATATCGCCCTGAGCTGGCAACATCCCGCAGCGACGGACCAATGTTTAGTCCTGATGTTTCCCATGGGATGCTTGGATTGCTGACATCGATAATCCTGAGCTGACCGCTATAACGGTCTGCGATATAGACATATTGACCAGCAATATCCAGACGCCAGGCATAGTCGAATATTTCCAATCCGCTCACTACCTCCGGTGAAGTGGGATCGCGAACATCGATGATCCAGAAACCACCCCCTCGGTTCACGACATAGGCCAGTGCTCCCTGGACTTTGATGTCAAAGGGCACCCAGGGTAAGCCATCCAATTCACCAAGCAATATTGGATTTGAGGGATCGCTGATATCCAGGATCTGAATATCTGGATGACCACCAACATACAGCAGGTTTCCAATGGCACAGGAAGTCAATGCTGCTCCTTCGTACCAGGTTGATAAAATTTGCGGGTTGACGGGATAACGCAGAATATGATACCAATAAATATGTATGGTAGCTTACTCATAGTTCTTCACTCCTATTGCTGTTTTGGGTCTATAAACCAAGCTATGAATAGCCATATCAATACATTTACATCAGACCTGATTAGGAAGGCTGCACTCTCTGGGCTCCAGCTCATAGCTGACAGGGATACACATAGTAAAAATGAAACCTTGTAATTCTTCCCCTTCTTAAACATGC